CTACCTAATGTCCCTGCCAACAGTATTGTTATTCTGGTCAGTAGGTGGTTGGGTAGGTATGGCTGTATTAGCCGTCATGTGGCTAGTCAGTAACTTTGAATTAGAAACATTAAACTACTTAGAGCACTATGGTCTTTACAGAGAAAAGGGTCAACCTATTGATTACCGTCATTCTTGGGATAACGCTACTGCATTCTCATCTTGGTTCTTTATCGAGATCGGAAGGCAGGGCGACCATCACGACAGAGGTGAGACGCACTTCTGGGAGTTAGACGAAGTGGGTTCACCAAACACAGGCCATGGCTACTTCCAATTATTTGCCTTAGCTCTAATCCCACCCGTATTCTTCCAAATGATTAATGGATACTTACAAGTATGGGATAATGAGATGGCTTCAGAAGGTGAACTAAAGATTGCGGAAAAGATCAAATGAAACAATGTTTAAATACTACGGGCGACTGGTGCTTCTTTGTTGCTGTTGTCTCTTTCTTAGTGGGTGTGTTTGGCATTACACTATTAATCTTAACATAAAAGTAACACAGGAGTAAATTAAATGGCAATGGGCGCGCACGCTACTAAGATTCTTAAGAAGGTTAGAGAGTCTGGTGATATGGAGTTAACTCCTAGTCAAACAAAGTTTATTGAAGAGAATTACCCTAAAGAGTATGATGCAGCTTATAAATCTTACCAGTCAAAGACGGCTAAGCCTACAGCTGCAAGGGACAAAGATAACAAACCTACAACTGTAGTTAAGAAACCTGCTGGTAAACCCGCTGCAAAGGCGGCTGCTGCTAGGAAGAAACCTTCTGTACGTAAGCCAAAAGAAAGCCCAGTTATAGGACAACGTGATGCTACAGAGATTGGTGAAGAGGCTGCTAGAAAAGCTGGTAAAGGTATGCCTAACGCTAAACCTAAAGCTAGGGGCGCAGGTGCTACTAACCGTAAACCAAAAGCAGCTTCTAAACCAAAAGCAGCTCCTAAACCAAAAGCAGCACCTAAGCCTAAGAGTAAAAGCTTAGCTGTTACAGGTGCCGCAGGTAAGAAGGCGCGTGGTAGTGGTGCTAGGACTCAACAAGTAGCTAAAGCTAAAGCTAAAGAGCTAGCCAACAAAGGTTCTAACGGTCAACCTAAACTTAAAGGTGGTGCAGCTCGTAGGCAGCGTAGAATTAATAGAACAGAAGCAGCCCTTGCTGGAGCAGGTGTGGGTCTAGCTGCAGGCGTAGCTAGCCAAAAGAATAAGAAGGCAGAAACTCCTGCTAAGGCTACCGCATCTAAGTCTACCGCAACTAAGTCTAAAGCCCGTAGTGGTAATGTAGGTCGTACTCAAATGGGAGACTTTGTTACTAAAGCTAAGGTGGCTCCTAAACCTAAGACTCGACATAAAGAATTTGGAGCTATGACAGACTACATGAACGCTAAGTTTAATCGTAGAAAGTAATGTATAAGACTGCTGTATATATTAAATGGAACGATGCCTGTGATGGCGACAACATGGAAGATGTCCATATGCTTAAATGTATACAGGAAGCTATGGGCTTTCTTGTTGATAAGGATATAGATGGAAACTACTACGTTGCTAGAGACTATAACAGTGTAGCTGAAGAAGGTGATGGAGGCTTTGAAAAGGTTATTCGTATACCAGAAGCTTATATCTTAGAAAAGCGATTCTTTGAATTATGATACCAATAATCTCAGCAGTAGCTCAGGTAGCAACTACTTGGGTATCAGGTAAAGCAGAAGCCGCTAGAATTAACTCAGAGGCTAAACTAGCTACTACTAAAGCCAGAGCAGCAGTAATGGAAAAGGTAGCAGCAGGTGAGCTTGAGTGGAATCAGGCTATGGCTGAAGCTAGTAACAAAAGCTGGAAGGATGAGTGGCTTACTATATTAGTTAGTATACCACTTATTCTAGCTTTTACAGGCCATGAAGATGTGGTTATGAAAGGCTTTACTGCATTAGAAGCTATGCCTGACTTCTACAAGACGGCAGTAGGTGTGGTATTCGCCGCATCATTTGGTATACAATCCATTAAGAATATGATGAAGAAGTAATATGACTGATGAAGCTAAGGCGGTTCCCAAGCGTAGGGGTAGACCACCAAAGAAAGCCATAGAAGCAAAGAAGAAACGAGGGCAAGTAGGTAGACCTGCTGGAGATGCAGCAGCTATAGCAGACTATAAAGCTAGGTTATTAGCTTCGCCTAAGTCTCGTAAAGTACTTGACTCAATACTAAATGCTGCATTAGACGATGACCATAAGAATCAAGCAGCTGCTTGGAAGCTACTAGTAGATAGACTTATGCCTCTATCGTACTTTGACAAGGATAAGATGACTGGTGGTAAGTCTTCAGTAAACATTACTATCACTGGTGTAGGTGGTGAGACTACTATAATTGGTGAGAAAGAACCAGATATAGAAGGTGATTACATTAACTTAAACCCAATGGATGATGAATAATGGGATTACTAGAACGACTAGCTAGAATGGCAGGTTTCTATCAAGAGGAAGATTCTAACATGTTAAAGCCCTTGTACGGTCAACAGGCAATTAATAAAGTTGAAGATATGGAAGGAGAGTTAACTTCTGAGCAACGCAGGGTGGTTGAGTTAGAAGGCTACAATGAAGGGGCTTATGATGATACTAAAGGTATTAAGACTTCAGGTGTTGGTCAAACTGGTGAATACATGGGTATGTCGTTTAAAGACGCCTTTAAAGCTCACGAAGACTTAACTTCTAATTACATACCTAACTATAAAGACTTACCTACTAATGTTCGTGGGGAGCTAGTACAACTTGCATATAGAGGTGACTTACAACAATCACCTACGTTTAGAAAGTTATTTAATGAAGGTAGGTATCAAGAAGCTTCTGAAGAGTTATTAAACCATGACGAGTATAAAGCAGAAGATACACCAAAACATATTAAAGAAAGATTAGAAGATGCATCAAGAATTGTGGCTGACTTTGGTAAAGCTATAGAACTTGAAGATGCACTGGACTTTGACTTTGATATAGATAACATGAGCTTATCTGAATATAAAGTTAAAGAGGGTGATACCCTATACTCTATAGCAAAGCAAGCTGGTAAAACAGTAGCCGAGGTTGTTGACGAGAATAGAATTAAAGACCCTACTAGATTACAAGTAGGACAAGTTATCTTACTTTGAGTACAGACCTAAACATCAAACTGTTACCTTGGCAACAAAGTGTATGGGACAGTAAGGCTAGATTTAAAGTAGTAGCAGCAGGTAGACGTACAGGTAAGTCTCGTTTAGCTGCATACCTACTTATATTCTATGGCTTACAAGTTAAGTCAGGTCATGTATTCTATGTAGCACCTACACAAGGGCAGGCTCGTGACATTATGTGGCAAGCATTACTTGAGGTAGGACACCCAGTAATTAAAAGCAGTCACATTAATAATCTACAGATTACACTTATCAATGGTGCAACTATATCATTGAAAGGTGCTGACAGACCAGAAACTATGCGTGGTGTGTCATTAAAGTACCTAGTAATGGATGAGTACGCTGATATGAAGCCAGAGGTTTGGGAACAAATCCTACGCCCTGCGTTAGCTGACCAAAAGGGCGGTGCATTATTTATTGGTACACCTATGGGTCGTAACCACTTCTATGATTTATATACCTATGCGGATGTAGGTGGTGATAATACATATGAAGGTTGGCACTTTACGTCTTATGACAACCCAATGCTAGACCCTGAAGAGATAAATGTAGCTAAGAAGTCAATGTCTAGTTATGCTTTTAGGCAGGAGTTTATGGCCTCCTTTGAGGCTATGGGTTCTGATATATTTAAGGAAGAATGGATTAAAGTAGATATAGAAGAACCAGACGTAGGTGACTACTATATCGCTATTGATATGGCTGGCTTTGAAGATGCTAACAAGCGTAAGAAGAAAAGTAGATTAGATAACACGTCTATAGCTGTAGTTAAAGTAAATGAACAAGGTTGGTGGGTAGCTGAGATTATATACGGCAGGTGGACATTTGAGGAAACTGCTGAGAAGATATTTGAGGCTGTAGATGATTATGAACCTATAGCAGTAGGTATTGAGAAAGGTATTTCAAGACAGGCAATCATGTCTCCATTAACAGATATGATGAAACAACGTAACAACTTCTTTCGTATAGAAGAGCTTACACACGGTAACAAGAAGAAAACAGATAGAATAGTAGCAGCATTGCAAGGTAGATTTGAGCATGGTGTTATAACTATAAACCAAGGTGAATGGAATACAGAGTTCTTAGACCAACTGTTTCAGTTCCCTAACCCACAAGTACATGATGATTTAATTGACTCACTAGCTTACATAGACCAGTTAGCTAAAGTTACATACTATTACGACTTTGAAGTCGATGACTTTGAAATACTTGACCCTGTAGCAGGATACTAATTTATGATTGATGATGAGATTTATACAGAAGAAACCGTAGAAGCTTGGGTAATGAACAAGTGCGATCACTGGCGTGACCACTACCAAACTAACTATGCAGAGATACATGATGAGTACTACAGATTATGGCGTGGTATTTGGGACAAGTCAGATAGTATGCGGGAGTCAGAGCGTTCTCGTTTAATCTCTCCTGCTACACAGCAAGCTGTAGAGTCTGCAGTAGCAGAGATTGAAGAGGCTACGTTTGGACGTGGTACGTTCTTTGATATTAAAGATGATTTACAAGACCCTAACCCAGAAGATGTAGGTTTCTTACGTAATCAATTAACAGAAGACATGCACTTTGCTAAGACCCGTAGCAGTGTAGCCGAGTGCCTTATTAACTCTGCTGTATTTGGTACTGGTATTGGTGAGCTTGTATTAGAAGAAGTTGCAGAGCTAGTACCTGCTACTCGACCTGCTCCTGAAATGGGTATGACTGCAGTAGGTGTAATGAAGAAAGATAGGTTTATAGTTAAGCTAGATCCTGTTATGCCACAAAACTTCTTAATCGACCCACTAGCTACTAACATTGATGATGCAGTAGGGGTTGCTATTGATAAGATGTGCCCATACCATGAGATACAACGAGGTATTGATTCAGGTATTTATCGCGATGTTCCTGTACACCCAACTTCTTATGATTATGATTTAGATGATGCAAGTAAGATTACTCATGTATATGAAGATGACATGGTACGCCTAACTAAATACTACGGCCTAGTACCTACTAACTTGTTGTCTAAGGTAGATGAAGATGGTGAAGTAGAGGAGATTGTACCTACAGACAAAGATGCTAGTTATACGGAAGTAATCTTAGTTATTGCTAATGGTGATACCTTGTTAAAAGCGGAAGCTAACCCATACATGAAGAAAGACCGACCAGTGGTTGCTTTCTCTTGGGACTTAGTACCATTTAAGTTTTGGGGTCGTGGTATTTGTGAGAAGGCGTATAACAGCCAGAAAGCACTAGACACTGAGCTACGTGCCCGTGTAGACGCTTTGGCTCTTACAGTACATCCTATGATGGCTGTGGACGCTTCTCGTATGCCTCGCGGTTCTAAGTTAGATATACGAGCTGGTAAGACTATTCTTACTAATGGTAATCCAGCAGAGATTCTACAACCATTTAAGTTTGGAGCTGTAGACCAAGTAACCTTTTCTCAAGCTGACAGGCTACAGGCTATGGTACAACAAGCTACTGGTGCTATTGACAGTGCTGGTATCCCTGCATCAATCAATGGTGAAGGCACAGCAGCAGGTACGTCAATGGCTCTAGGTGCAATCATCAAACGCCACAAGCGTACGTTGATTAACTTCCAAGAGAACTTCCTAATACCTTTCGTAGAGAAAGCAGCTTGTCGTTACATGCAGTTTGCTCCAGAACTATACCCAGTTAAAGACTACAAGTTTATAGCTTCTAGCTCTTTAGGCATTGTTGCCCGTGAGTACGAGGTAACACAACTAGTACAACTACTACAAACTATGTCTCCTGATTCTCCAATGTATCCAATGTTGGTAGAGTCTATTGTAGATAACATGGGCTTATCTAATAGAGAGCAGATTATTGCTCAACTACGACAGGTTAACCAGCCTAATCCTGAGCAGCAACAAGTAGCTCAAATGCAACAACAGTTAGCAATGGCTACAGCGCAAGCACAGCTAGAGCAGATACAAGCGGGTACAGCAGAGATTGTGACTCGTGTACAACAGAACCAAGTAGAAACTCAACTATTACCTATTGAAGAAGAGACTAAACGTATTAAAGTTTTAGCTCAAAGTATGGGTAAGGATGAGTTTGAACGCTTAGTAGAGATAGCTAAGCTTGACTTAAAAGAGAAAGAGCTTGACATGAAAGAGGATATAGTAAAGCTTCAAATGTCAAGTATTAAATAAACCTTTACATTAACTTTAATATATGTTATACTAGTACCGCAAGGATAATACTATATGGAACAAGAAGTACAGAATTACTATAACGCTTACCTTGACTTGTTTCAACAAGAAGGTTGGGCACAATTTCAAGCAGATGTCAAGGCAGCTGCTGATACCATTAACATACTTGCACTCCAAGATGCTAAAGAATTACACCTAGCTCAAGGACAACTACAAGTATTCAACAGACTTCTTAACTGGGAAGATGCCATAGCCAATAGCTATGAAACCATCTTAGCAGAAGAACAACTAGGAGTCAATAATGTCTAAGATGTTATTTGACTTTAGTTGTAATAACCACCATACGACAGAGCATTACATAGACTCAACTGAACGTCAAGTGTTATGCCCTGTATGTGGTGATACCGCAAAGCGGATAACCTCTCCTGTCTCGACAGTATTCAAAGGTACTGGATTTCCAGATGCTGATGATAAGTGGGCTAGAGCACATGAGAGAGCCGCTAAACAATAATTCCACAATACTTTTATAAGTACGGAGAACAATTAAATGGCTAGAGTAGTAGACCCCCTTAATGAACAAATGAGTTTACAATTAGAGGATGACGAGCAACTTGTTAGTATAGATGATTTACCAACAAGTGAACCAAAGGCTGCTGAAGATATTCAGGAAACGGCTGAGGTAGAAAGTAAACCAGAGGAACAACAAGAACCTGTTTCAGAAGTGCCTGACAAATATCAAGGCAAGTCTATCGAGGAGATTGTGCAGATGCATCAAGAAGCTGAGAAGCTTGTTGGGCGTCAAAGTTCTGAGGTTGGCGAGTTACGTAAGATTGTAGATGACTTTATTAAGACAAAGGCAGACGAAGCTAATACAAGCCCCAACCAAGCGGCTACGGAAGTAGACTTCTTTGAAGACCCTAAAACAGCTGTAAGCAATGCTATATCTAATAGCACAGAAATAAAGCAAATGCAAGAACTTATTGCTAAACAAAGGCAAAGTGAGGTTCTTACATTGTTGAGTCAAAAGCACCCTGACTATATGCAAGTCATTGAAGACCCTGCATTTAGTGAATGGGTTAAAGGCTCTAATGTGCGTATAGAGTTACTACAACGAGCAGATAGTTACGACTTTGATGCTGCTGATGAACTACTTAATTTCTGGAAAGATCGTAAAGAGTTTGTTAGTAAAGCTCAAAGTGTTAACGATAAAGATCGTGACATGCAACGTAAAGCAGCGACAACAGGTGGTAAAGGTTCTGGTGAGCCTTCTTCAAGAAAGATTTATAGACGTACCGATATAGTCAATTTAATTAGAGACAACCCTGAAAAGTATTACGCCAACATAGATGAGATACAAAAGGCGTATGAAGAAGGAAGGGTTAGATAATAACTTACTTAACTTATAGAGGTATTTACAAATGGCATTAGGTACTAACCATGTCACCAATACTACTGCGGCTACTTTTATCCCAGAGATTTGGTCTGACGAAATCATTGCTGCATACAAGAAGAACCTTGTATTAGCAAACCTTGTAAACAAGATGAGCCATGTTGGTAAGAAAGGTGATACTATTCATATCCCTGCTCCTACTCGTGGCTCGGCTTCAGCTAAAGCAGCGTCTACTCAAGTTAACTTGATTGCTGCTACTGAATCTGAAGTACAGGTAACTAT